TATTGTTGAAAATGGTACAGGTGTAGCCGATGCAAATAGTTATGTTAGCGAAGCAGACTTAACAGCATTTGCAACATCTAGAGGGATTACATTAACACAAGATGAAGATATTCTATTGCTCATCGCTATGGATTATATTGAGAGCTTGAACTTCAAAGGATTAAAAGTAGAGCGAAATCAAGCATTGCAATGGCCGCGCGTAGATGTTTATTACGATAATTATTACGCTGATAGCAATGTAATCCCCAATGAATTAAAAAATGCATTAATGCAATGCGCTATTGCAGTAGATCAAGGTAATGATCCCGCACAAGATTTAGTTAGAAGCGTTAAACGGCAGAAAGTTGGCTCGCTTGAAGTAGAATATATGGACGGCTCCATCACATCAGTCAAGAACAGACGTATATTAAATAGTATTAGAAAGTTGCTAGCGTCTGGCGGTAATATGTCTGTTGTTAAGGGCTGATATGAGCTTTAGCAGCGATTTAAAAAATGTAGCATTAGAATTATTAAGTACGCTAGGACAAGCTGTAACATTTAAACGCGAAGTGATAAATAGCTACAACCCAGCAACAGGCGAAGTAGATGAAGATGCATTTATTACATATAGTGGATACGGCCAGCCAGAAAATTATGAATCATCACAAATAGACAATGTGCTAATTCAGCAAAACGATATTTTATTATTGTTGTATAGCGTAACAGAGCCGCAAGTTAACGATATATTTACTGTCAGCTCAAAAGAGTACACTGCTCAAAATGTTAAGATTTATCAAGGCGAAGGCAGTCAAATAATGTATTTGGTGCAGCTTAGGCAATGAGCGATTATTCAAATTGGGAAAAGCAGTTTAACGCGCAATTAAAAATTGCTGATGAGAACAACAGAAAAACTGTTGAAGAGGCTGCGGAAATTTTGCTTGAAACAATTAAAGAACGAACACCTGTGGGAAATCCGGACTTATGGCATCCACCTTACTGGCCTAAAGGGTATGTACCAGGCACACTAAAAGCTAGTTGGGAAATAAGTTATTCAAATTCTGCAAGAGATGCAACATCCGGAAGATTTACAACAGCTGCTAATTTAATACAGCAGCATGGTATATCAACAAGTATCAATACTATAAGCATATTTAATCGACAGCCATACGCTGAAATTATCGAATATGGCAAATGGTCAACACAAGCGCCTCAAGGTATGATGAGAATATCATTGTTAGAATGGCCCCATATTATAAATAGTGTAAAGAATAAGTATATTCAATGAGTTTAATTAATAATATACAAAATGCGCTGAACGAAAGGCTTAGTGATATAGTCAATCTGCCACAAATTTTTTGGCCAAATATTGCTAACGAACCACAAAAAGGTGTTGATTGGATTAGGCCAACGCTAATCCCAGCTAATTCACAACTAAGCACATTAAATAATTATGACATGCATCAAGGTATATATCAAATAGATATTTACACAGGTCTAAAAAAAGGAACTGCGCCCTTGTTTTTGTTAGCGGACGCAATCAGAGATGATTTTAAAAGCGTAAAATCGCTCACTAGTGGTGACGACATAATACATTTACAAGCTATCAGTATTTCACAAGCTCAGAGAGTTGAATCATGGTGGTCTTGTTTCGTACAAATAAACTACTTATGTTTCAACTAATTATAAAATAGGAAAATTAAATGGCTGCACCAGCAATACTATCACAAGGCACTACAGTTTCAATAGATGATGTTGGCGGCTCAGATCCAACAATAATCGAGGGTGTGAGAACTCTAGAAAATTTTAATGGTCAAGACGCTGCTTGGATTGATACTACCGTACTAGCCGACACTGCCAAAACAGGAAGAATGGGTTTGCCAGATTTCGGGCAATTTACTATGGGGCTTATGTTCAATCTTGATGATGATGGACAGGCCGCAATGGACGCGGCCATGAGGGGACAAACACCTAAAAAGTTAGTTATAACATTACCCGCAACTGATCCCACAGTAACAAAAAATGTCTGGACAGCGACAGTGTATATTCTAAAAATGGAAGCCAGCGTTTCGGTTGATAATGTAGTGACAGGGTCAGCCACTATTAGAGTGTCTGGCGCACCCGTTTGGAGTTAATAATGCTACTGAACAAACATCAAATTGCAATTGCTAAAGATTTAAAAGAAGAAATTGTCCCTATGCCCGAATGGGGTGGAGATATTAAAATACGTGTTTTATCTGTTAAAGAGCAGTTAGAATTTGATAATTTTATGTCAAAAAATCAAGATAGTCAAGATGCTGCAATATATTTAATTGTTAAGTCTTGTATCAATGAAGATGGCTCTTTAATGTTTGATGACAATGAGCAGGATTTAGAATTGCTGAGGCAAAAAAATGCTTCAAGTATTCTTAAATTGTTCAAACATATAATGGATTTGAACAAACAACAGCCAGACGATATAGAAAAACTAGCAAAAAACTAATTAAGCGTCCTCTGAGGCGCTTTGTCTTCTCACTTGCTCAAAAACTAAAAATGACGGTGAAAAAGCTTTGCGAAGAAATGGACGCAGCCGAATTGATGGAGTGGGTTGCATATTTTGAAACATTGGACGAAGAAAAGTACGAAAAACTAGAACTACAAATAGAGCAAGAAAAATCACAAGAAGAACAAACAGAAAACCTAAGAAACTTTTTACAAAGACTTAAATAATGACAGATGCTAGATTAAATACAAATATAACAGCAGATAACAGAGATTTCATTCAGAAGTCTATAGAAGCTAAACAGAAAGTACGAGAATTAGCATCATCTATTAAAAATGAATTTGGTGTCGCTGCTCGTGAAGCAAATTCTATTGCTTCACAATCATTCAGAAACACACAAAGAGAGATATATAATACACATAAAAGCGCAAGTCTTTTAAAAGATGTTTTTAAAGGTTTTTTTGCTGCATTTTCAGCTGGAGCTATAATTGAAATATTTAAAAATGTGGCTGAAAATATTGATAATACAATAGCAGCAGCTAATAAATTAGATGTGGGTGTTGCTAGCTTTCAGGCTCTTTCATATGCTGCTAAGCAATCTGATGTTGAAATTGGAACATTAGAAACAGGGCTTAAAAAATTAAGAATAGCAATTGCTAATGCTCCTGCAGGGGGGAAACTCGCGGGAATTGATGTTGCTGAACTTAAAAAAATGGACTTAGTTGATGCCTATCAAGCTGTTGGTAAAGGAATAAATAGCATAAAAGATAGCTATCAGCAAGCTGCCGAAGCTCAAAAAATATTTGGTAAGCAGGGTCAAGAGCAATTAAATCTCTTGCGTGGCGGCGCGGCAGGTTATATTGCAGAATTTAAAAACGCAAAATGGGGATTAAGTCAAGAAGATATTTCTGTTTTTAATCAATATGATGAGGCAACTAAAAGACTTTCACAAACCATTCAAAATGATTTACAGAAAGCATTTATAACTTTACTACCTGCTATAATGGCTGCTGGAAATGCTTTCAGTGCCTTTGTTTCTGGCGGTTCTAATTTCATCAAAGAAATGTCTCGCGGAATTTCAGAAGGCGCGACAGAAATAAGAAATATTGTTGTGGGCGAGCAAGCTGCGCAAGGCTTTCTCTCACAAACAAACAGAAGCACATCAAGAACAACAACATCATTTCAAAATGCCGAAGGATTTAGCACTACTTTTAGGAAAAAAGCTGCTTTTATTAGTCAAGCCGGTTTTGCAGGACCTTCTGCGGGCGCGGTATCTGCAACAGCAGGCCTTAACGCAGCAATAAACAACGCACAAAATCAGATAAATGTTTTAAATAACAGTTTTAATTCCTTAGTGAACGCCAGCAACTCAGCAGCTAGAAGCTTAGATAATATGTCTAAATTAAAAGATTTGTTTGGCCTTAACGATCAGCAAAGCGGCTCATCTTATATTTCAAATGCATTAAAGAAGAAAAAACAATTTTCAGACCCAGAATTTAATTCAATATTGAATGAATTATCCGATTTCATCGGAAGTGGAGGAAGCTCTACAGATTCTTTCTTTAAAAATAGGATTGAAAAATTAAAAGGACTTTCTGGAAGTTTTAGACTACAGCAAAATTTAGGTTTAATAGACCAAAATACAACAAATACAGGAATGGAAGCGGCGATAAAAGCTATAGAAAACGCAGCAGGTAACATTAATAAATCACAAGAAGTTCGGGTGAAGATATCCGTTGATAAATCAGGTGTAATACAAACTGTTGTCGATAGTGACGCTTTTGTTAGGGCTGTTATTGATCAAGCTGTAGCTGCTGCTGATACATCAGCAAGGGCAGCTACACGTTAAAGAGAATAATAAATGGCATTTAGCGATTTAAGTTTTAAATTTTTTACAGATGTGGGTCTAACAACACAATTTGTTGGCCTTTATCAATTAACACATAAAACAGATTTAAGTGACAATCCGCAGGACTTAGGTCCATTGTATTTCGGGTCTTTAGGCAGTACGGGGGGCGATACGGAGGACAGAAAGCTTGAAGCATCTAGTAATCCAGGGGTTGACCAAATTGTTCTAACTCCGACAGTAATAATTTCAGAATGGGAAGCATCTACTGCTTATACACTTGGACAAACAAGAATACCAACAACGCCAAATACCTATCGCTATGAGATTACTACAGCAGGAACAAGCGGAATTAACGAGCCAACCTGGCCAACATCCATCGGTTCTTATGTGACAGATGGGACTTGCATTTGGCAATGTGTGTCCAAAGCTCACCCAGCAACAGAAATAAAACTCGCTTTATCTAGTGGCGCATTAGGCGCAGCCACAGCAGGGGGCGCATTAAATCTTGGAACTGAAATCACATCAGGAATAGCTAATGCTATTGCTATTTATATAAGAGTTACAAATACGGTGACAACGGTTGAGTCAAATACAGGAATGCCAGAATTAGCGCTAAACATAAATGGTTTATTTGAGAGTGCTGTATAATGACGAGAAAACATGGCAATAATTGTACAACATCTCTTAATGGCTCAATTACCGATTCTGCAACTACACTAACAGTTTCGAGCGCAGCGGGTTTTCCAACTCTTGGGGCAGGGGACACATTTAGACTTACCTTAGTGCAAGGATCAACAATAGAAATTGTTGAAGTTACGGATGCAAGTGGCAGTCCAACTTTCACAGTTACTCGGGGCATGGAAGGAACAATACCAGTTGCTTGGACAAACGGATCAATTGTTTCTTTACGTCTCACTGCTGCAAGTATTGACAGCAAACTTGATACTACATCTTTCACAGATGCGCTAATAAGCATATCAGACATAACAACAAATAATGTAAGTACTACTAAACACGGGTTTGTGCCTAAAGCCCCAAATGACGCAACAAAATATCTAGACGGCACAGGGACATGGAGTACACCCGCGGGCGGCGGTAGTGGTGGTATTACATGGAACACAGCATCAGGAACAACGCAGGCCGCTTCTGTGAACAATGGCTATATTTGTACTAATGCTTCGCAATGTAATATAACATTACCAGCAACAGCAGTAGTGGGCAGCATTATCGCTGTTGTAAGTCAAGGCGCTGGCGGGATTAAAATTACGGCGAACACCGGCCAAACAATTAAGGGTTTGGGCGATACAACAACAACTGCGGGCAATATTACATGCGCAGCCCAGTATGATGCCATAGAAGTTGTATGTATTGTAGCTAATACAACTTGGGCAGTGCGAAACTTTACATCATCGCTATTAACATTTTCATAGAGTATAAGAATGGCCGCAAGAAATGCAGTGGGAAATACATTAACAGGATCAACCGGCAGTGGTAATTTCGTGGGGGCAACATCACCAACGCTTGTAACGCCAGCGCTAGGGACACCCACAAGCGGTACATTAACAAACTGCACAGGATTGCCGCCAACTGGGATTACCGCGGGCACAAACGGGCAATTTCTCGCTACACGCTCAGGCGCTGTGAGCTGGAAAGGAGGTTTTACAGGATTTTATGCTTATGCTAATACTACACAGGCACTCACAGGGCTTGCAGCTAATAAAATAACGCTAGACACGGAGGTTTTTGACTCTGGAAGTTTATTTGATAACGCTACGAATTACCGGTACACCCCTAATATTGCCGGATTATATTATATTTGCTACAACATTGTTATCAGCTCACCAACTAGTGGAATGTATATGATAGGCCAAATCTATAAAAATGGAAGTGGCGTATGCTATTCAAGAATAAATAATGGCACAGATACTACTTTTTTAACTCTTTATGGCGGTGCTGTCATAAGTATGAATGGTACAACAGATTATTTAGAACTGTATTGCAACCCAAGTGTTTCGAAAAATATTTTGAACGGTCAAGTATTTACTTATATGACCGGTAGTTTAATCGAGGCTTCATAATGAATTTAGTTGATATCTTAAGATTAAAATTTCCAGATGCTAGTTTTGAAAAAGATATTATTCTTCAAGATGATGGCGGAGGAGTTTATATAAAAGAGTGGAATATACCAGATATTATAGAAGGTATACCAAACCAAGAAATAATCGATCAATGGAGACAGGAAGTTTTAGAAGATTATAAAAAAGACATGTCTAGACAAGCAAGAGCAAGTCAATACCCAAGTTGGCAAGAACAATTTGATATGCAGTTCCATGATGCAAAAAATGGTACAACTGTGTGGTTAGATACTATACAAAAAATTAAGGATGAAAACCCATGACAACATTTCTTGCAACTGGGGATAGCATAACTATGGGGGCTACTCTAGCCAATCCATCTTTAAATTACGCAAAACAAGTTAGTGATGCTCTGGCTTTTAGTAATTATATAAATACTGCTGTCTCAGGTTGCACATCAACTCAACTAAGGAATAATTTAGCATCAATGGTGTTAAATCAAAACCCCACACACTGCATGTTAATGATCGGTATTAATGATATTTATGTCGGAAAACAAAACGGAACAACGTTAACAACAATGCAAAATACTTATTATGACAATATGAAATACATAATTAGTATGATATTGAATGCTGGAGTTAAATTAACTGTGCTCAGTTCTGTGTGTAGTCTGAGAGGTGGGGAACAAATTTGTCTTAAAGAATTTGCAAAAACACTAGAAAGACTTAAAGGGGAATTTCTATTCAATTATATAGACATAACTGCAAGAAGTCTTTTCGTATATAACAACTTATCAGCAGGGCAATGGGATATATATTATTCAGACTCAACGCACCCAAACCAAAATGGTCATAACGTTATAAAAACTTGGATCATGTTGACACAAATTAAATAAAGGGCAGATATATGCCAAGAATTCATTTTAATAATTTT